TCGTATGCGAAGAAACAGGGGTTTCAATAAATCAAATTCGTAGTGGTCAGCGATTCCGAAATGATGTTTTAGCACGTCAAGCGCTTGCCTTCTATCTGCGAACTATGGCGGGTATGTCCTATGCAAAGATAGGTAAGCTCATTGGAGGCAGGGATCACACTACGATCATTCACTCATTAGCCAGGTTCAAAGCTTTGCTTGAGGTCGGGGACAGCATGATATGTTCAATGGTTAATAAGATAAACAAGCGATTGGAGGAATACACAACAAATGAGCAAGACATGGCGACTACGCGTTGATTGGAGTTGTTGACCCATAACTATTGCTGTGAACTGAAGATTGCGCAGATGTAACATTTAGTTTTTAACAACCGGAGGGAGGGGGTGAGCAATGAACATAGTACAAGCATTCAGACGAATAGGCCAAATATCGGGTTGGGGGCATTGTATAGCAATGCAGTCTGCACAATTTCCGCTTATACAAAAGCTGTATGCACGGAATGGGCTGGAAATAAAACTAACGAGTTATGCGTGCCCTGAGCAATACGAGATATTCCAGGAAGGTCGGCAGGTGGCTTACTACCGTCTGCGACACGGCGAGTTTAGGGTGGATTTCCCGCAATGCGGGGGTGAGATAATACTTTGTGAGTATCCTAATGGTGATGGCATATTTGATGAAAACGAACGGTTGATTTACCTGACAAAAGCAATCCGAAAAGTTTTAGAAAAATTAAATAACCCGAAACAATGATCCAACCCACCCAGCTCACAAAGAACATCTACGGCATAGAGGTGCCGCAGGATGCCATTGAACGTGACAGCAAAGAATATTCCGTTAAGCAAGCCGGAGAGTACGCACATAATTTTTTAACTGAACTTAAAGAAGCATTATCGCAATGACCTACACATTTTCCAACCTTCCACAGCCAATGACCTACACATTACACATCCTGTATATTAAACTATGGGAATGGGAAGGAATTAAAGAACAGGCTTCACTTAGTATAGTGAAAAACGGGCCGAACGACGATGATTGTTCAGTAGTCGAAACAGCCACAGAGCGCATAAAAGAATTGACAGAAGCAATTGAAAAATTAAAACAGTAACCCATGACCCCCTCACTCAAAGAAAAGATACAGCAGGCAGCGGAAGCGCTTTATCCGTACGAAGATTGGTGCGGAAACTTGAACGTCGAATGGCTCGACGAAAGCGGTGGTGATGGGGATAACAAATTAAACCAATAGCATATGACACTCACAGCCCCTTTAAAATGCTGGAAAGACACGGAAGGAAGAATCGTGTACCGCCTCGGCGACCTGCCCGTAGGCGTACAATTCCGAATAACCAGTCAAGATCCGATCCTAGAAACAATAGACGTTCCGCGTAATTCCCGCGCCGGCAAACGCCAATGCAGGAATACAGAGACCGGCGTGTATCAGTATGAGTACTGCAGTAAGAAGGTTCATGTAATTTCAAAAGATTTTGAAAACAGATAATTCACGTGGAACGTACTTATTGAACTTTCAATAATTAATGAAAGTGCTTATCTTAGCATTTGAATAAACGAAACAAAATCAATGAGAGGAGGTGCAAGACCAGGTGCTGGACGGCCCCCGAAAGCGGATGAGGAAAGGGTTAGAACGCTCGCTGTTGCGGCTATCGAGAAAAAACACGGCAGTCTTGAAGACGGATTCAGGGCGCTCCTAGAGACTGGCGAAGCGTGCCTGATCAAATTCGTATGGGAGCACGCGGTAGGCAAGCCGCGGGAAAAAATGGACGTAGGGGTAAGCAGCCCGCTAATTGCCCCAGCCATTGTAATCAATGCGCCGGAAGGCCTAAAGGTAGAATTCCCAAGCAATACCGATGGTGAAGAATGAGGTACAGTTATTCGCGAATGAGAAAAGCCCGCTGTATTGGGCCAACCTGGCGGCCCAGGAAAAGATAGTCGTCAACCAGGGCGGGACATCGAGCGGAAAATGCTTGGGGAAAGATACGCCTGTGCTGATGTACGATCTATCAGTCAAGAAGGTGCAGGATGTTGTAGTTGGCGATAAGTTAATGGGGCCGGATGGGACACCAAGAACGGTTTTATCCACGGTACGCGGATTTGGGTCGCTCTACGAGGTCAGGCAAGGCAAGGGCATGTCTTATGTGGTAAATGACTCCCATATTTTATGTCTAAAACATTCTGGTAAAGACATATATAAGACAATAAAACAGAAGAAAGTTTATAAAGGGCGCAGGTATTTCCCTGGCATTCATTTAATAACAGCCTCAGAATATTTCTCTCTCCCCAAACGAGTTGCAAGACAGTTTAATGGTTTTAAAACGGGCGTGGAATTGCCTAAAAGACCCGTAATAATAGACCCGTATTACCTGGGTTTATGGCTTGGTGACGGACTTTGCGAGTGTGCGGCAATAACCAATATTGACACTGAAGTCAGAGATTATCTAAGGGGAGTTGCTGAGTTAAACGGGTGCAGATACTTCATAGACCCCCATGACAGAAATACTATCAGAATCTCGAGCAATAAAAGCAATCCTATTGTAAAGGGGTTACGGCATTATGGGTTGATCAAGAACAAGCATATACCTTATGACTATTTACACAATGACAGGCATACACGGCTGCAATTATTAGCCGGATTGATCGATAGTGACGGTACGTTATCGAGAGGCCAATATGTTATTTCGGGAACAAATGAAGCTTTGATGCGCCAGGCGGCGCTACTTTCCCGATCGTTAGGTTTCTATACAACGCTTCGGGCAAAGAACATCAAGATGAAGCGGAAGGACGGGAGCGTATATCGATGTATGGCATGGGAAGTAAACATCACATGCAATGATTATTCTGAAATTCCCACTAAAATAACAAGAAAAAAAAGAGAGTTTGTAAATAAAACCAGAGATTGCTTACAAACAAGAATCAAACTAACCCCCAAAGGCGAAGGCGAATATTTTGGTTTTGAGTTGGATGGGGATAAAATGTTTTTACTTGAAGATTTTACAGTAACGCATAATACCGAAGCCATTATCCGGGTTTTATTCACCATAGCCATCATCCGGAAGAACTACGTTATAACCGTTATCAGCAACACGGTTACCAAGCTGAAAGAAGACGCTCTCCGGATAGCCAAAAATGTAGCACAGATCCCTGAGGTCAAGTTATTCATCAAGGACTACAACTCTACAGACCGGGTATACACGTTCTTCAACAACTCCATTATTGAATTCAAGTCGTTCGAGAACGAAGAACAGGCAAAGGGCGGCAAACGGCATATCCTTTACATAAACGAGGCTACCCGCATCCCGTATATGATTTTCTATCAGGCCGACCTGCGAACCAAAGTAAGGACGTTCATTGACTACAACCCCACGCAATCTTTCTGGATACACGACAAGGTTATCAACTGCCCGGTAGTGGATGGTAAGAAAGAATTCGATTCGGTTAAAGTCATTCGGAGCTGGCATATTCATAACCCATACCTCACAGACGCAGAGCATGACCGCATAGAAAGGATTGCTGATCCTGAATTGAAGAAAGTATATGCCCGTGGCTTGACGGGTAGGCTTCGCGGTACGATATACACCAATTGGGCAGAAGTGGAGGAATTCCCCTGGACAGACGGTGTTATCTGGTATGTGGATTGGGGATTCAGCGAAAAGGAATCGGCAGACCCCACCGCTGCCGGCCGTATAGCCTTTGAGCCACCGGATTGTGAGTATGATTATGTAATTGATGAATTGTGCTATGCCCGGGGCTTACCGCCTTCCGAGTTGGCAAAACTGATCTGGCAGGCGGGATATAAGTCAGGCCAACAGTGTTATTGCGACCACTCACCCGAGGGCATACGAGAACTTCGATTGAATGGCATTGCCGCACAACCGTTCGCAAAAGGGCCGGGCAGCATCTTGGCCGGCGTGCTGTTCATGCGCAGCAAGCGGGTAGCGTACACCCGAAGAAGCGATAACATACGGATGGAGCTGCGGAAATACTCGTTCCTTGAGATCGATGGTATAGTTACCAACACGCCAATTGATGAGTACAATCACCATATGGACGGCGCCCGCGGCGCCTGCCATACCCACGCGTTGCGCACAGGACGTGTATAACTTTAACAACGTTCATTTTTTTCTGAACTTTCAATAACTTAGTTTTGATTATCCGACATACACAAGGGTAAGCTGCGTATGTTGGCTGAGGCAATCAACAAACAACGGCGTTCATGGCTTACCCCGGAGCGCCGTTTCTGTTTTTATGACTGACATCGTTATCCCATTAGGCGCCCGCTCGTATGACAACTACCGCGAATTACGGTACTGTCTGCGCAGCCTGCAGAAACATCTGAAGGGGATAAGTCAGGTGTTCATTATAGGCCATAAACCAGACTGGATAACCGATGTCATTCATATACCCTGCGAAGACGATCCCCGGTCGAGGTTTAAGGAGAGGAATATCTGCAATAAGATGTTGGCCGCATGTAGAGACGAACGAGTGAGTAACGACTTTCTGATGGTGCATGACGATCACTATCTATTGCAGGACTTCGATGCTGGTTCCTTTCCTTACGTGCATCATGGGATGCTGACCCCCGGGCCGGGCCAATACGGCGAAACTAAGCGCAACACCATGGCACTACTCAGTGATGTGCCGAATGATTACGACAGCCACTGCCCGATCTTATTCAACAAGGAGCGGTTTGTAAACGCCATGAGCAAAGCCGATTGGTCGAAGTGGTATGGATACCTGGTAAAGACGCTGTATTGCGTGTACAATGGAATACGTGCCGAATACTATCCCGATCTGAAGATAAGACACCTGCCGACTGCAGCAGAGATATACGAGGCTATTGCAGGCCGCAGGTGGTTCTCCACAGGTGACCGGGTATTTAACAACAGTGCGATGAAAGAAGTGATGGAGAAACTTTATCCGCAAAAAAGTAAGTATGAAACCTAAAGAGCCCCCAACACCGAACGCAGCGAAAGAACCGGGCATTCCGGTACAGGTTCCCATATCCATTATCCGCTGGCTGTCTTATTCCCTGTTCATTGGCGCCCTGCTGGCGCCAGCAATTGACGTAATGACGTGGCAGTTGTGGATGGGAATGTCGTTTGTATTAGGGCATATCAGTAGTCAACTTAATGCAGTAATCAATAAAAAGTAAGATGGAACGAACCGAACTACCAGAATTCAAGAATTCGCCTGCGCCGCCGAAAAGAAAACGGAGAAAAGGCGTGGATGCCGTTATTGAGCATTTCAAAAAACTGGACTTAATGTCCCAGTTGGACGTAGTAAAGACCTGTAACAAGATTATTGACGAGCGCCGGGAAGCGCTGCAAAAAGATTTGGAACTTATCACTTCCGCAAAATGACAATCTGCTATTCCTTCGCCTCGAGGTCAAGGCCTGATCGATTTTTTGAAGCCGTAGACAACATACTGTCTATGTCTGCGCAGCAGGACCACTTCATCGTTGCGAAGCTGGACGAAGACGACCCGGCTATGAACAACGAGGTGATACGCACCCGGCTCGATTCGTATCCTTGTATCATTCAGCGATGGGGCCTGAGCAAGTCGAAGATCCATGCAATCAACCGCGATCTGGATAATCTGCCCCCGTGGGACATTCTGGTATGCATGTCCGATGACATGCGATTCACAACAAAGGGATACGATGACATGATCCGAAAGCACATGCCGGCCGACCTCGACGGGTTCGTTCACCTGCAGGATGACTACGCCAAAGACCGGGTATGCACCATGAGTATACTGGGGCGGACATACTACCAGCGGGATGGGTATATCTACCACGAAGGTTATTATTCCATGTGGTGCGACGACGAAGAGACAGGCAAGGCAAAGATCAGAGGCAAGTATATCCTGGTGCCGGGCATTCATATTGAGCACCTCCACTACACGAACAAGGCCAAGGCGAAAAAGGATGAATTGTATTGGCGGAACGACACCTACCGGAAAGACGAACAGATTTTCTTACAACGAAAAGCAATCAATTTTGGACTGTAAGTTATCCATTCTGATACCTACACTGCCCACCCGTAGACACTTCTATGAGCGGTTGCACGGCTTGCTCACGGAGCAGATCAATGCGCATCCGCAGGGCAATCAGATTGAAATTGTGACCAACGACACGGGAAAAGAAATCTGTATCGGCACGAAAAGAAACTTACTGATGGCTGCGGCCAATGGGGAGTACATGGCTTTCTTTGATGATGATGATCGCCCCGGGCCCAACTACATAGCGCGACTAATGGAAGGTATCGCGCAAGGCGTTGACTGCTGTTCGCTGCATGGGATCATCACAACCGACGGCCGGGACGCGAGACACTTTTACCACTCCATCCAATACGACCGGATGTTCGAGCAGGACAAAGTGTATTACCGCCCGGTCATGCACATCAATTGCATCAAAACCGAACTGGCCCGGCAATGCGTGTTCCCGGAATGGAAATACAGCGAGGACAGCAATTTCGCTTTTCAATTGCAGCACAAGGGGCTGCTTAAAAAGGAGCATGTGATTGACGAAGTGATATACTATTACGATTTTATTCAGTCAAAAAATTATTGAATGAATGCTATATCTTACAGTCTTTTCGGTTACGGCACACAGCACGATCAATCCTTAAATTTCAAAAGCTACCTGCGCGGTCTGCATCTGAATATCCGGGTAGCAGAATTGCTTTATCCAGGGTGGAAGGTATGTGTTATGGCCGATGAATCAGTATGTACTTCTCCTTACGGTCATTACTTGTTACACTTGAACAACACAGGTAAGATAGATTTGATAAAGACGCCAACCGCAGAACTGTGTAGAATGATGCTGTACCGGCTTTACCCGTTGTTCATTATTGCTGATGGGAAGTTACAATACGAACGCGTCCTGTGCCGCGACGCCGACAGCCTGCTATCATACCGGGAGCGGCAAGCGGTGGAATATTGGATACAAGGCTCAAAAATGGCGCATGCTATGACCGATAGCGTAAGCCATAATATCCCGCTGATGGGCGGCATGATTGGATTTTGTTCGGGCCCTTTTCGTGAGCGTATGGGTGTGCGTTCATTCGACGATCTGATGAAACTGAGCTCTGGTATTGATTACAACTGCAAGGGCGCCGACCAGGATTTTCTGAACCGTTACATTCTTCCAAAGGTAGCCGACAGCATCACCGAGCACTTTGTATTAGGCCATCCGCAAACGTTCCGGGGCGATTGCCACAACTTCATACATGATATTGATCTGAATGAAATCGGGGTGCCGGAAGCCTGCAAGGATTTAAACGGCTTTGGCTACCACATCGGCGCGGCAGGGTTCCAAACCGATCATGTTGTCCGGTGGCTACAGCACTGGGGAAAGGATAATGCGTACTGGGCCGATATAGAGAAACAATATTCTGACATCTTTTATTGGTGGTTATGACCGACTTCATTTTCCTTTCCGTTGCCTTTGGCCCGCGTTACATAGAGCAGCAAGAGCGCTTGCATAAGTCAATCCTGAATTTCTATTCAGCCGATCACCATATCGCGTGGACAAATAAGCTACCGAAGGGATCCCGGCCTCACAGGCAAAGCCCCTACGGGTTCAAGGTGCATGCCGTGGAATACGCCCGTTCCCTCAACTATAAAAAGATCATATGGATTGACACCGCTTGTATCCTTCAGGACAAGGTAGATTACTGGTTTACGCTGATCGAAAAGTACGGCGTAGTGGCGGCGAAGGACGACAATAAGTTGGTGAACTGCATCGGTGATGGGGCGCTGAGGTATTACGGCAATTTTGATATTACCGGGTATCACTTGGTTGGCGGATCGTTGTATGTGTTCGACTTTGAAAGCCCGTTATGCGAAAAGATATTCGACGACTGGAAAGAAGCGGAAGCAAGCGGCGTATTCGCTGATGAAAAAAGACACCGGCACGATGAGTCGTGCATGGCAATGAGCCTGTACCTGAACGGGAGCGAGCCAGTACCATACAGCGAATGCCGGTATAATAACGGGCCGGGAAGTATTGTAACGAAACACCACTTCAAATGAATGTTCAATTAATACACGAACACAGCGTAGCGGTAGACTTATTAACCGGGGGTGTCTGCATTGACGTAGGGTGTCGGGGTTTTGGTTTTAGTGAGGCCATGCGCGACTATGGTTGTGAAGTGTGGGCCTTTGACATGGAGGATTTTGCGGCACCTGATGGGGTGACTTACAAAAAAATGGCTGTCTCGAATTGGACGGGCAGCGGCTTTTTTAAGGACACATTGGACCCGCAGGCAAAGCACCTGATTACAGGCAGCGGCATACCAGTCGATGTAATCAATATCAACGACCTGTTAGTTGAATTTGATTCGAAGGGATATGTAGATGTTCTCAAACTCGATTGCGAGGGCAGCGAATATCTTATTCTTTCCGATCCGAATTTTCAACCCATTCCCTTGCAGATAAGTGTCGAATTTCACGAACACTGCCACAAAGATTTGCATGCAAAATATTTCAATGCCTGTATAGAAAACCTTTTGAAACATTATGTACCGGTGAAGCATGAACGTTACCCGGCGCATGGGGCGGGATGGAATTGGTGGGATAGTTTATTCATCAGAAAAGATTTATTATGAAATACGCAATCCTTTCAACCGACAGCAACCCAGAATACTATAGCCTGCTGCCGTTGGTTTGTTATAGCTGGCGGAAGATAGGATATGAGCCTCTTGTCCTTACGGTGGGGGAAATGCCAAAAGTGATTATGTGTTTTGCGGATGCTGGCTTTAAAAGCTGGCCCGCAGCGGCAGGCGTGAAAGATTCTACAATTGCCCAATTGAGCAGGCTCTTTTTTGCGCAGGCTGCAAATATTGACGATGACGATATTCTCATAACCGCCGATGCCGACATGGTAATTGCCCGTGATATCTTCACGCACGACGTAAGCCAGGGACAGATTGTGTCCTACGGTTTTGATCTTACTGGCCGCTCAGAGTTACCCATCTGCTACGTCAAGGCAACCGCTGCCAAGTGGCGCGAACTGATGGGAGAGTATCATATTCCACCCAAAGCCTACAGTGACAAGTGGGAAGATTATTGGAGCGTAGATCAACAACTGCTTACCCAACGCGCCCGCGAGTATGGCATGAACCGTATTACCTTCGTTGATCGCGGTAACCAAAACAAACACGGATTACCAACGGGCAGATGGGATCGTTACGATTGGAATAATATCCCGGATAGCATCATAGACGTACATATGAAAAGAAATGATTGGGATGCACAGATACAAGTCTTTCAACGGCTGTGGCCGGGGGAGGATTATTCTTTCATTTTAAAATTTAAGGAGGCGTTAAATGGACTGTAACCCATGCCAGGAGTTTTTAGATATCATTCACGACCAGCGATACAGCTTCGTGAAAGGAGTGCAAGGGAATTGGGACAACCACAGGATCATGTTGCCCCTTGCGCTTGAACTTACCAAAGGGCTGGTTATTGAGTTGGGTAGCGGCGAAGGCAGCACACCCTTTTTACGGAAGTATTGCAAGGAGGAAGGTAGAGAGTTCAGAACCTACGATCACCATCCTGAATGGTCTGAGAAGATGGGAGCTGTTCATATAGCAGATTGGGACAAAGCAGATATCTGGCATCCGTGCGGGCTGCTGTTTGTTGATCATGCCCCCGGCGAACACAGGTATATTGCTATAGAGCGAATGAAAGACAAGGCAGATATAATTGTTGTTCATGACAGCGAAGACGCGGCAACAGGCTATATGCTGGCAAAAATATGGCACCTGTTCAAGTACCGGCTGAACTTCAACCGTAGAGGCGGTGGGGCTGGTGTGACCGCAATAAGCAACACTATTGATTTAAATAAATACCGGGGCCTCCGCTTCGGGCAATACAAGTTTGACTATGATTGACTTCAACTCTCAAAACGAATGGCAGCACCGCGACCCGGATACCGGATTAGTATTTCCCTGGTAC